GTCTTATCTTTTGCTGTATCACATTTATGTCTAGCTCTGAAGCTTCGGCGACGAGCTGGATCATCCCGCTTGATTTCCATGTTAGGATCACCAAACTTAACCATGATAACATTACCAGTCTTGGGGCTTTTTACATAAACGCCATACTTCTTTTTGCCATCTTTTAGTCGAAAAGGCTTATTCAGAGTCTTTTTTTCTGCTTCTGTATACTCAAGATCTTCTGTCGAATCATCTTGTTCCCACTCGTTAGCTCCAGCTTTGACTAAATCAAGATGAGCAATGTCAAACTCGATATTAGCAAAATCAATAAAAGCTTCACCTTCATTCTCAAGGTAATACTCTTCAGACCCTTTTGCTACATCTTGGTCAGCAGCGCGATAAGATTTTTTAACTTTCCCTCCCCTGACCATTTTAAGGAATGTATTTACACGAGCCATTGCCCACTGGCCTCTAGTCTTGCCGGGGCGATGACTAGAAGAAAATGCTCCAGCGCCACGACGATAAATCTTCTTAAGCTGACCTAAAGTAACTTTTTTAGAATGTTTATCATTATGTTCTTTGACTTTATTCTTTAAAGCTTTGATGACTTTTTCTGAGAAGGTGATAGACCCGCCTTTTCCACCCGCAGAGCCACTTTTATTTTTGTCAGAACCTTTTTTCCGTTCAGAAGGTTTCGCTGGTGTTTGCGCTCCACTTTTGGGTCCACCACGTTTTGCGGCTTCACTTAATGCCAAAAGTTCTTTAATTTTCTTAGAAAAGTCCAACTCCATTGTATTTTTCTTTACACTTATTTTAAATATAAATGAAATTAACCTTCGCAAGATTTACATTCCATCAAGGATCTGGAAAGTTCCTGACTAGGGTTAGCGCTCCTTTGATAGTATAAACCTTTCACGCCATTCTCCCAAGCGTAAATCATAAGCTGATTGACCTCTTTCATGGGGGATTTAGGAGCCACCATAATATTTAAAGATTGACCTTGGTCTAAATACTTCTGTCTTTGAGCGGCTTGGATAACCACCTCTTTCTGAGATATCTCTTCGAAAGTTTTAAAAATATCTTTATCTTTATCAGACATGAAGCTCAAATGTTGAACAGACCCTCCCGTCTTCAAGACGCTGAGCCAAACATCATCATTATCTTTCCCATACCCAGCCAAACACTCTTTTAAGTAAGGGTTTCTGTAAGTGAACTTACCTTTAGCTAAGTTTTTGACAAAATAATTAGAATTTAAAGGCTCAATAGAAGGGGATACTTGACCCAAAATAAATGAACTGCTCGTTGTAGGAGCTATAGCCAAAGTTGTTGTATTTCTACGGCCATAGTCTTTAGCGTATAAAGGACCACCAAGGAGTTTAAATAATTCTTCCGTAGCTTTATCGCTTTTGTTTCTAATTTCTTTGAATATAGAGCTATTAGCTAGTTTAGCCTCCATACTCTCAAACGAAATCTTTTTGCTTTGTAGGTATGAATGCCAACCAAGGACACCCATTCCCAACGCCCTATGACGTTTAGCAAAATTGTGAGAAGCCTCCATAAAGGGAAGGTCTTCAGTCTTTTCAATATATTCTTGCATGACAGCATCCAAAAACATTGTCAAAGTTTCTATCGCATCAGTTTTGATGATCTCATCCCAACGGACAAGATTCAGAGAAGACAAACAACAAACAAAAGACTCATCTTCTTTAGATGGTAAACTAATCTCATTGCAAAGATTGGAGGCGTATATCTCCATACCTTTATCTTTGTAGCAATCGGGAGCCTGATTATTAGCTGTATCTTTGAAGAATAGATATGGGTAGCCTGTCTCAAACCTTTTCTTGATTACAGAAGCCCAAACCTGACGTTTTTCTGGATCTCCACTAATCATAGATTTCATCCATTCATCTCCGACTGTCACCCCAAAAGACATTTCTTGGATAGGATTACCTTCGCTCCTGATCCTCAAGAACTCTTTAACATCAGGATGATCAATTGGTAAATAAGCAGCAAAAGAACCTCGACGAACATTTCCTTGAGAAACTACAGCTGCCACTTTGTCAAAAAGCTCCATAAAATGGACTGCTCCAGAAGACTCTCCACCAGAATTAATCTTTGCCCCCCGCGCCCTTAGATCACCAAAATAAGCAGAAGTTCCAGAACCATGCTTCGTCTGCATCCCTACTTCACTTTGTTTGGATAAAATCCCATCCATTCTGTCAGGCACATAAACCCCATTACAGGATATAGGCAATCCCCTCTTTCTGCCGAAGTTTGACCACACTGGAGAAGCCAGAGAATAAAATCCCTGCTCCATATAAGAAACAAACTTATCAGAGAAGCCTTCAATACCCAAATAACCTTGAGCTGTATTAGCTATGCCCCTTATTCTTTCTTCTGGAGTCTCACCTTTTAAGTAGCCCCTCTCAAGAAAAATTCTTGAGTCCTCATTTAGCCAATAATATTCAGTCATTAAAACAATTCTTCTGCGTTGAATGTCTGTGAATTCTTTGAGTATTCAACAGGTCTAGAGTAAAAGAAATCTGTAGCATTATTGCCAAGCAGTTCCTCTTCAAACCAGATCGTATCTTTCAGCAGATTCTTGTCAACATCGAAAGCTTGTCTAAAGCCTATTTTATCTAAAGAGTCATTGATCCTATTCTTGATAAACTCTTTAAGGACGACAGCATTTAATCCTTTCTGCCGAATACCGTTGATCATCCAATCAACAATCTTGCTCTCTGCTTCAAAAGCTTGGCCAGCTTCGTGCAGAATTCTTTCCTCCAACTCATCATCAAAAAATTCAGGATGCTCTTCACGGATAGTGTTAATGATTTTCATTCCGACCAGAGCGTGAACATTCTCTTCATTGCGTGTATATTTCACTTGCTGGTCAGTATCTTTCAGAACGTTTTTATTGCGAGCAAACCAATTTATGACGTAAAACTGAGAAAACAGAGATACATTCTCTACAAAAAGAGTGAACAGTATCAAAGCATAAACATATTGCTTCTTGTTGTTCTTATAAAACTTGTGCGTGTATTTACGTAGGTAATCAACCCGACCTTGGATGAAGTCTAATTTCAAGTTCTGCTCAAAAACCTCTTCTAGACCTAGAACCTCAAGAAGCCTCTCGTAAGCGTTATTGTGAATAACTTCTACATTAGCCATTACGAATCCAAGATCACTCAAAGATGGGTGGGGCAAGTTATCTCCCAACTTACTCCAAAACTTCTTGACGGCTACTTCGATTTGTCCAATAGCCGAAAGAGTGCGAACAATAATCTCACGTTCTTGATCATCAAGGTTAACATTGAAGTCTTGGATATCCGACGAAAAACTGAATTCCTTATCGGTCCAAAATCCATTGTGCATTGCTTCGATGAAATCTCCTGCCCAAGAATAATGGTCAGGCTTACGTGATACTTGTTCTTCAAAAATCATAACAGAGAGAGTTACACTTATACTCATAATTCCTCCAACCTCAAGCGGAAATTTATTAATTTTTTTTTCTTGACACAACTCTAATTTTTCATATAATACCGTTAGACGAGAGAGAAGCCTGAGGTTTCGTTCCCTTTATAGAAAAGCCTCTGAAAGAGAAATCGAAATCATGTTTGATTACGTTTATATTAATCATTATTAATAATGATTAATCAATATTAGTAATATCCGTTGTTTTAACTTAAAATCAGAAATGTGCAAACGGATCAAGAACTAATAAACAAGGTCAAAGAAGACCAAGACGATCAAAGTCTTATCGAAATAATCAACAGACATTCAGGAGTTTACCATAGTATGGTAGACAAATTTTTATCTGGGGACTCAAATAATGCAGAAAGGAACACTCTATTGCAGGACAAGGAATTCACCATTTATAACTCTGTAATGAAATACGACTCTTCAAGAGGTGCTAAATTTCCGACATACCTAGCTAACGAAGCTAAGTGGAAATGTTTAAATACCTTGACGAAGAAGAAAAAGTTTAGAGAATGTCCTATAGACGAGGTGACAAAAGAACCTCACGATGATGATTATTTAGAAGTTAATCAAAAATCTGAGGTTTTTTCTTTATTTATCAATTTTGTAGAACAAGAAAAAGACCCCAGAATGAAAAAAATTATTGACATTAGATACAATAGTTGCTCTAATAAGGTAACTCCTTGGAGAAAGGTAGCTCATTCACTAGGAATGAGCATTCAAGGGGTGATAAACATACACAACCGTTGTTTATCAAAGTTCAAAAAACAATCAGAAGATTATGTATAACAATATTACATCAGTAGGGTATCTTGTAAAAGATCCAGAAACACGCCAGTTATCCGGCGGGAAGTCAGTAACTAAACTTCGCGTGGGTATTTCACCAAGTAATGCTAAAACAAAATGCTTCATTGATCTTGAGGTGTGGGATAAGCTTTCCGAAATCGCCTCTAAGTACCTCACTAAAGGTCGAGAGTTTGTTTTTTCAGGAGAACTGGCGATGGATACTTGGACAAACAAGGAAACAGGGAAACCTCAATCTAAGTATTTCATTAGAGGAAACAGTATTCAGTTCTTGAATAGCGGAAAGAAGGAAGATTCTAGTAATACTTCTAACTCCACTTCTGCTGTTCCTGTAGCCGCAGGTGCAGGTGGAGATGATGAGCCTCCCTTTTAATGAAGATCTTAGTTGATGCCCCCATCAACTCTCTAAGCCTCGGTAATGTTTCTTATAACATTATCCGAGAGCTTTTTGAGAAAGGTCATGATGTAGGGATTTGGCCAACAGGGAAAGTTGATTTATCAGCTTACGATGTATCTGAAGAGCTGAAGGACAAAATTCTTCAATCTATTGATAATAGATACTCATTCCTGAAACCTGAGATACCAGTATTAAAAATATGGCATCTTAACGGGTCAGAGAATAGAAAAAACGAGAAACAATATCTTTTTTCCTTTTATGAGTGTAATAAACCTACGGACCAAGAAATAAAACTCTGTGAAGCTCAAACCGAAACGTTCTTCAGCTCTAAACATGCTTCTGATCTGTTCAGCAGTAGCTTCTGCCCTTTGGGTTTCGACAAAGACTTCTACGAAACAAAAAAAGAGTACCTAAGTGGAATTACCCATTTTGGTTTAATGGGCAAGTTTGAACATAGAAAGCATACAGGTAAGATAATCAGAACTTGGTTAAAAACCTACGGTAATAATCCGAAATACCAGCTTTCATGTTTGATTAATAATCCTTTTTATAAACCTGAAGATATGCAGAAAACTATTGATGCTATCTTACAAGGGCAAAGATATACAAATGTTAATTTCCTTCCTCATTTAGAAAAAAACGAAGAAGTTAATGATTTTTTAAATGCAATTGATATTGACCTTACAGGATTGTCTGGAGCAGAAGGCTGGAACCTCCCTGCTTTTAACGCAACTTGCCTTGGCAAATGGAGCGTTGTTCTTAATGCCACATCTCATAAAGATTGGGCTAACGAGAATAACTGTATCATGGTGGAACCTTCAGGAGAAGTAGACTGTTACGATAATGTCTTTTTCAAAGAAGGGTCACTCTTTAATCAAGGAACATTTTATGACTGGGAGGAAGAAGATGTTGTTGAGGCTATGAAACGAGCTGAAAGTAAGGTGGGACAAATTAACACAGAAGGACAAAAGTTGGCAGACAGGTTGACTTACTCTAATACTGTAGACGCTATTTTATACCGTATCTTCAAGGATTTTGACGTGGCATAAATCATGATAATAGTATTGTATGATTAATACATTATTTGATAACTTGTTCGAAGACTATTCAGTCCAGCCTTATAACACCCTTAAAGACAAAGGTGATTATTATGAGCTAAGAGTCGAACTGCCGGGGGTTTCTAAAGAAGAGGTTTCAGTTGAAGTAACAGACGACCTGTTAAATATTGAAACCAAGTCTGAAGAATTAAAGAAAAAATTCTCTGTTAAATTAATGAAAAAAGTTTATACAGAAAATATTACTTGTCGAATGGAAAATGGTTTATTGCAACTAGAGCTTCCAAAAAAAGGAGCTTTAAAACCCTCTAAGATAAAGGTAAATTAACTAAACGGGGGTGGAAACGCCCCCGTTTTTATTTATAATCAAATATGCCTTTGTATACCTACCGTCATCCAGATACAGGAGAAGAGAAAGATATTCTTCAATCAATGAATGATGAACATATCCATATCGATGAGTTTGGTCTTGAATGGAAAAGGGTTTTTAGTGTGCCTCACGCCTCTATCGATTCAAACATCGATCCTTTTAGTCAAAGACAATTTGCTGATAGTACAGGAGGAAAGAAAGGCACTTTTGGAGATATGTTTGACTACTCCAAAGAGATGAGTGAGAGGCGAGCTGAAAAAGCAGGAGGAGTTGATCCAGTCAAAAAGAAATACTTTGAGGATTACTCCAAAAAAACAGGAGGGAAGAAACACACGGCGCAAAGCAAAACTTACGAGAGTAAGAATGTTAAGGTTGATTATGATTAGAGACCGAATCTAGATTTGGTGGCATTGTAGTTCTGGAGAACCTCTGCTACTGTTAAAGCTTTGTTGTATACATGAGCTGAAGAACCGTATGCATTAGTGGCGCTACCATGCGCCCCGTAAATTACAAAATTAGAATCAAACGAGTTTGTATTGCCTGATTTAGTCGTGCTACTAGCAGAAGACAAACTCGCATCTTTTATCATGTGAACTTTTGTTGTCGTACCATCATATGTACCTACGCAATAAATCCACTTATTGGTAACCATTGCTCCTGATATGCTAGCAGAAACGCAAGTAGAAGTGTCGTTATAAAAGTGCAAAGTGGAATTTGACGCTACTAAACCTAGATTTTTAGAACAGCTATATTTCAGTGTACCTATGAGACCTTTCAGGCTTCCAAGGGCTTGTAAATTAACCCAAATTCCCATACTGATATTAGTCTTGTTCTGTACCAAGCTTTTCGCTGTACTCCCTAAATCACATTTTTCATTTGTACCATCAAAAAGAAATATACCGCCATTATTTGAACTAAAAGTTGTTCCACCTCCTAATGTTCCGTTATTACTACCTATTCTATCTGCCCATATGCTACCACTTCCGGGATAAGATATTTTGTCAGAACTGTCCAAGGTTAAAACTAGCCCATTAGTAACAATATTCTTGCTGTTTTTTATTTTTAAACCCATTTTATTGATTTTTTATTTCTAAGCTAAAACTCAAAGAATAATTCATTTGGTCATTAACATTCATTGAGTAAGACAAGTTTTCTAATCTTAAATCCTCAAATGAAAAAGTATTCTGATATTCTTCATTGGTATCTACAACTTGGATATCAAAATTATAAGTTGATTCATTAGTTATTAAATTTGCAATCTCTCCTGTAGCAAAACCAGAAACCGCAAACTCTAAATTGACATCAGATTGTATAGGATATTGAACTTTACGGTTATAAGGATAATCACTGCCTAAACCAAACTGATCTACTCTATTAATTGGAATATTAAACGAAAATGATTGTAAATGCGCGTCCCCACTAATAGGAGCGCCACCAATCTGTAAATTTTGCAATGTTACATTAACGCCTGTAGGACTACAAAGTGGAGGAGAGAATCTATTTACGTTACTATAATAATCTAAACCAGAAATACCAGCGTCTTCTAGTTGAACAACACCAACATTGGTGTTATTACCTGACTGTAAATTGATTGCTGGATTTAAAGACTCATCAAATGGGCCTTTTTCCATCTTAATATTTGAGCATTTATAAGATGTAGACACTACTGGCATGGACCCTATTGAAAACCCTAAAGAATAACTCGTCAAAAAAGCGTTACCGATAGAGATGACCTCCGAATTAGCAGTTAAATTCCCAACTTCTGAAGATTTATTTGTAACCATATCTGAACCTTGGTCTTCATGATTTATTATATAAAAATTTTGATCCTGATTAGTATAACCCTCAAAAAATCCCGTACCTTGGTAAGAAGGATTAGCATCTACCAAACCTAATAAACTTTCGTTTAGCATTGCTGGTGTGTAATAATAACTAATAGACAAATCAACATCTGGCATTCTAGTAATATCATTAATAGATAAATTTTGAGAACTAAGCTGTTTTGATTTCTGCCTTTGCTGAGAAAAACCAACAGACACACTCTGAACGGTACTCATATAAGCTCCACTCATGGCGTCCCCAACCCTATCACTAGTGGAAAACGCTGGTCTTTGCCCAGCAATCACAAGCGAATTATTACTTTTTAAAATATCTCTAGCCATATTAAGTTCCTGTTGGGATTACACCTAAAACATCTTCAACTAAAGTTAAAGATAGATCATTTGAGTTTTTATATTTCCAAGTATGATCCCATTCTGGGCAGTACATAACTTTGGGTCTATTATATACAGATGGTATCTGATGTCTGAATCTTCTATAACCCGCTTTATTCTCTAAAAAGTGTAACATGCATTTTAATTGCTTATCACTAATGTTGTTAAATTCATAAGAAACGGGGAATGATGCATTATTATCTTTTGTTTTTATTCTTTTCGTAAAAGAGTTTTTAAATTCGATCTTTTCGTTTTTCAATTGAACTTCATTTTGTAACCCTATGTCAGGCTTAAAGAAGAAGTCTTGAGACCAAGCTGAAGAAGCTCCTGTAGGAGAATTAGCGGCAGAAGAAGTATGGTCTCCTGAGCAATAGTAAAAGTTGTTTAATTTGTTTGTATTGACCCCTGTATATACCACATCATACTTTTTATAATTATTTGAATATGCGAAACTTTGAAAAGATAAATTAGTAAAATTCATTCCAGACCAATTAAATAAACTAGGAGATTGGTCTACAGTGTATTTTACAGCGACTTCATAATGTTGATTATTAATATGATTAATTCCGTAACTGTCAGAAATACCAGATAACGATTTATATATCCCGCTGTTATCTATATTGAATTCAAAAAGCGTATCTCCATTTTTGCTTTCTATAAATGCCGCTATTTTTCTAGCGTTAGTTTCATTTACGTCATACCTAACTTGATATTCAGCTTCTAAATTGTTTAGAGAAGATGGGATTATGTTTGTTTGAAAATCATCTACTTCGTAAGTAAACGATTTTGATCTAAACGAAACTTTTGACCCATATACAGGGGTTAAACTAAGACCTGAGTAATCAGTTTCTACTGTTACTCCAGAAATATTAGAATCTCTATTATAAAACAAATCAGAAGCCATGACCAATATAATTTAAATTTAAAACTAACGCTCCATCAGCTGAAGCGGATAAAGACTCACTAACTAAGGAAGCATTAGGAATACTTAATGATTGAATATCAGCTCCTCCCCGACCATTTATATCAAAACTAATAGTTTTGTTTTCCCTGTTAGTTAAAAAATTAAAAGCTGATTCAGGTAAAGCTTGATCGACTTCTATTTGAACTTGAGCAGAATATTCTAATGGGGGGATCAACTCTACAGCAACCGCAGATTCTTGGCCAATGCTATACTGAGGTTTTCTTTCCGCTTTGATTGAGTAATCAAAACCAATTACACGGTTTGTGGATGAGTTGTCACAGGTTATACTTATAGATCCTTGAGACGGTATATCTATAGAGCTTATGCTTTCAGAAGACAAGGTTTGACTAGATTGACTGACTAATTCATCGATAATTATGAAATCAGCGTTTACTTTAGGCACAGAACCAACAGCGCAATTAACAGAATAGTTATTTAAGTAACCACTATCAAACTCATATCGTTGACTGTTGTAAGTCACAGATCCCGAAGTGCTTGATGCTCCTGTCAAAGCTAAAACAGGATCATCATAAATAAGATATCTAGATACAGATAAAGTCTGTTGTGTAGCTGCACCAACAGTAGTTAATCCGTTTTTGGACCCTAGTATCTTAGATGTCGTCGCATTATTGGAATATGAAATACTAGCGGAATCAACACCAGATAGGTGTTTCCCCGCAACACGGACCTCTACTTCTTCATTTAGTCTTGAATCAAACATTATCTCCTAAGTTGTCCCCCCAATCTTTTCTCGTCAGCAATGACCTGCTTAACAGCAGATTTGATTTTCTCGGATAGGTTTCTTTGCTCCTCAGAGGCTCCCTGACCACCAACGCTACTTTCGGACCCGTTAGATCCATTTACAGTGATACTGATGTTACCCGCCGTCTGAGAGTCTTCTGTGGCCCTTATAAGCTCATCTAGTTTAAGAACTAAATCTGAATTGTCATTAAGCCCTGTAGAGCCAGAATTTAAAGCTTGTAAATTAGCTGCTCCAATATTTTGAGTAGCAGCAGCATTCATTACGAATTCTCCCCCTGAAAGCATCGCTGGAACAGTATCTACTCCAGAGGTTCTTGGAATAGCCCCCCCTGTCGCCGTGAATTTATAACCTCCAGCACCATATCTGGTAGGATCGGGACTAAATATATTAGTAAACGCTCCATCTTCTGTGGCAGCTGCTCCAAATGCCCCTCCCGAAGAAGGCGCTCCAGTAGTTAACATCCCGGCGTAATTACCAGCTGAAGACCCTATAAGTTTAGACATTCCACTCCCTAACCCCATTGTTGACCCTAATTGGGTAGCCCCATAACCAACAAGAGTACTGATGGCTGCTGAAGCAAGCATACTACCTAAACTGACTTTTTGGTCTGAAGCTTGTTGTCGTGCGGCTATTTCTTGACCTGCCAACTGGAAAGCTTGCAGCTTCGCGGATTGCACTTTTTGGAAAGCGGGATTATTTCTGCGGCCAAACCCTGTCATCCTTGCGCTTTCAGATCCCAAGAATGCTCCGTAACCCCTTAAATCATCTCTGCCCATAGCGAGAGGCGTTTGCGTAGCAAAAGACATTAAGTTTGCCCCTCCTCTTATAGCCCCCGCTCCATTTACTCCCGGAGTCATAAACATACCTTCTTTATCTCTGACTTGACCTCCTCTAGCAAAGCCTTGAATAGATCCAGAGTTTAACGCTGACATAAAACCAGTTCCGTATTTACTTACGGCTTTTTTATTCATGACGTATTCTCCACCCATTAACATGGCTGGCACATCATCTCTACTACCAGAACCACCATTAACTTTACCTCCTTCAGAGAAACCAAGGAACCCTAAAATTCCACCTTTAGTACTTTCGTTCGCCGCTTGATCCATAAACTTTTGAACAAAGTTCTGAGTCATAGATTGTAAAAACGTATTAGCAGCGTTTAAAAGAGCGTTTTCTAAATCTTCAGCGCCTTTTATACCTTCCGCGAAAGCAGAGACTATACCGTCTCTAAATGTTAAAGAGGTTGAAGCCATCTTAGTTAGGAATTCATCATTAATAACTTTAGGATCTTTTTTCATATCGTCTAAACGCTCTTGAAAAGTTCTCTCCATCATCCCTTGCTGAATAGCTTGTTCAGGAGTTAAAGATTTATCTGCTTTTTTTATAAATTTAGCATCTCTAGCTCTTCTAGCGGCTAGTCTACCCAAGCCCATCCTGCCTAAATTTTCAGATTCAAAATTAGCATCAGTAACAGCTTGATTCCTTTGAGCTGTGATAGCATTAATTCTATTTTTTAAAAGTTCACTTTCATTTTTTATAAGTCTAGCCCTCTCATCTAGATTTGCTTTTTCTCTCTTTAGGGTTGCAATCTCCGCTTTCTTAATTTGCAATGTGTCCGGGTCTTTAACGTTAACTAAAGAACCTTCCACAGCTTTTATTACTTTATCGAAGTCTTTTATTTGAGATAGACTCGCGTCCACTTCGGCGAACAAAGCTGCGGTTTCATCATCTAATTGAAATGATTGGGCCTTTTTAAGTAGTTCAGCTCTTGAGCTATCAATTGCGACCATATCGATCCCTGATTGAATACGGTTTTTTCTCTTCTCTGCATCAGCTCTTTGAATTGGATTTAGGTTACCACTTTCTAGTTGAGCATTAATACTTGCTATTCGTTTTTTAGCGTCTGTATTTTCTTTATCTATTTGACTGGTAACGCTAAAAGCTGCTGCTGTCGCCTCTTCTCTAGACTTAACTTGAAAAGCTTTTAAATTTTGTTGAGCTTCCAGATTTAAAACCCTTCTCCGCCCTAAAATTTTATTTCTTTCTTCCTCTTCCTTATTGAGGTCATTCAAACCCTTGAACTCTTGTTTCAAAAGCTTTAGTCCATCACCTTTTAATTTTAAGTGATCACCTCCGAGTGCTAAAGTATTCTGAATTATTTCTATAAGTTTTTCATCAGTAAGTTTCCCTGATTCGGATAAATCAAGAAGCTCTTTCTCTTGAGCTATTAAAGCTTTTGTATCAACATCCATCCCATCCAGCTTATCTTTTTGGGCGGAAAATATATCTAATTTTTTGTTTAAAGTATTTATACTTACCATTTGTAGAGTTTTTGCATTCTCTAGATTTAATATCTCTACCTTCCCTAAAGATCCAAGAGCTTTAGCCTTGCTTATTTGCATATCTAACTCATCAGTATTAGATTGTCTAACTTTGAAAATTTCTTTAGCTGTTTTTAATCTGGCTTTAGCGATTCTGACATCCAGTAATTGCCCAGAGTCTTTAAGTTTTTGATTCTTTTCTTGCTGTTGTTGATCTTTTTGTTTTGAACTCTTAAATCTATCTCTTATTATATCGCTGATGATCTGCATATTAGCTTCAGAAGCTTTATTTTGCTTGTCTCCTCCAGCAGTTGCAAAAGCTGCAGCTTTTGCTTCTGCTTCGCGGAAAAGCGCAAGTTCTGTAGTTTTAACAATTCTGGATTGATTCGACCCCTTATCAGTAACTACTTTTCCAGCTTCTATATTTCGTAAAGACTCAATAACGCCATTTATAATGTTTTTTATTTCCTCTGCACTTTTATTAGCAAGTTCTTTTTGATCTTTCGGATCTAATGATCCTAGGATAGAAGCGTTAATGAAACGCTGTTGAGTACTTTCATTTTTACGTAACTCATCAACAAAATTTTGGTCAGCGTTTTTTCCTCCCATCGCAGCGATTCTATCTAAATCCAAACCTTCAAAACCATCACCACTTCCATAATTAACAGTTCGTCCTCCAGCTTTAGTTGAAAAAAGTCCTCCTATACGATTATATAAGTTTTTTTCGCTATTGCTCAGCTCTCGATTTTCTATAGCTCCTCCAGAGAATTGCTTTACTGTGGAGTTCATTTTTTCAGAAAAAGCTTCTTGTGGGGTTAATTTCATAGCCTCCTCAATAGTTTTCCCTGATTCTCTAGCTGATCTAGCTGCGTTTATATAATCTATAACGCCCGTATTATTCCCTGACCCAGTCAATAAATTAGCTTCTGCCTTATCAGCTAGTTTCCCTAAAGCTGAAGCCGCTTTTTCAGCTGGTGTTTTAACTAGACCTAAGAACTTACCTACTGATCCTATAATATCAACCCCGAAACTTTTTAACAAAGGATTTAAAAGAGTGAATGCTGTAATAGCCGTACCTATAACAGGTAAAAACCTCATAAATCCTCCAGCTATTTTACCGATAGTTGGAGCTAATTTAGCCAAACCACTCGATAATGGCCCTAATTTAGAAACGCCTTTGGATAACATGTTTCCTTTTCCAGCGGCAAAACCACCAACACTCGCCGTTACACTTGTAGCTCTAGTGGCTGCTACAGCTTTAGATCCCAGCCCCCCCAAAGGCATATTAAACGCTTGCATAGTCATGAAAACCATCAAAGCGCTCATAGCTCCTTCAGCTAGAGCTGAAAAACTCTTGGTTAATCCTGTTGAATCTTTAGACGCTTCGTTTAGGCTAGATCCGAATAAACTTAAACCCATTTGCACAGCAAAAAACTTAGCTGTAAGACCATCCATAGATTTTGCTGTTTTATTATTCGCATCTGTAGCTTTTTTAGCTGAATCCGCAAACGCTTTAAAGTTTGTCTGTTGTATACCAGCTCCACTAACAAAATTAGGTATAAATCCTCTAGCCGCAGGGATAGCTCCGGTAGGCTCATCACGGGTATTCGTTACAGCGAGACCCATTGGATTTTGCGAATTACGAAGCTTACCACTTTGATTAATTCTAATTTGACTGACAGGTAAGCCAGCAGCCTTCTCTCTGCCGACAGCTTCTTCTAAAGCTCCGCCCGCGAAGTTAGGTATGTATCCTGTCGCAGCTCTAAATTTAGGAATCACCTTTTTTATTTGAGAGATGAGAAAATCTCTTTGGCTGGGATCATTGAAAGCTTTACCTATAACTGTCCTTACAGCTTCGTTAGAGGCTGTTCTTTTTCCATCTGATTTTTGAAGTGAAGGAGTGAACTTAAATGTGTTTTTAAATGCTTTACTAGGTCGCCCCGCACCTTCTTCAAAGTCAAAAGGTTTCTGATCATCTTTCTCATCTTTAAAAGCTCTTAGTCCCGAAGCTTTCTTTGTAATAAGTCTAATCGCAGATTCAAATATGCCACCTTCTACAGAAGAGCTAAAAAGGTTAGCCCCGCCACCTTGATTTTTTATCTTTTTTAACTTATTATTTAATTCTTTGGCATCATTACCCTGAAAAGATGTACCAAGAATATTAGCACCTAATGTCGCAACAGGATTTATGAAAAGATCTGCTATTTGATTTTTAAATTTAGTTTTTTTATCTTTTAGATTATCAGAATGTAAACTCCTAACTTGAATACCTTTAAATTGTATATCAGTTATCCCCGCTTTTGCAGCTGATTTAGCTAGAGGAGAGCTTAAAAGAGAGGGCGATGTTTTAGAATTCCCTGTTTTCTTTGAAGAAAAAAGAGACGCCACTCCATACCTATCAGCTGGCACTATTAGAGTTTTAGATCCTTGGTTCTTGTTTCTAAATTGGTTGATTTTATCTTTATCTGCTTGACTAGCATTTCTAAAAGATTCAGCGGCTTTGTTAGATTTAAAAGTCCCATCCGCTTTCATATAGTTTCCGGGTCTCCTAATAATATCTTGGATACTCGCAAAGTTTGGAATATAACCTGAAGCAGCTCTGACTTTTTTAGCGTTTGCAGGAAGACCCATTGAAGAAGCCATGTTTTGGTTAAATATAGCATCTCCACCGTTAGCATAATTAGGGACAATATATTCGCTGCTATTAGCTACCATAGTTCCCCTCTTGCCCCCACCAAAAGCAAAATTAGGGATAACTACGGGTTTGGCAGAAGCAGGTGCGCCACCCACTCCACGAGATATATCAGACTTCTCTGCCCCAACAGGTAAAAAGCCATCAGCAGCTTTTTTTCCTCCAAATGGGTTCTTCGAAGTCATAAACGAAGGCACACTCGTCATAACTCTGGGAGCGATAGTTGCAGCGATACCTTGCATCTTAGTCATCACAGCTAATTGCTCATTAAGAGCTGTGGTAAAGAATTTAGTTTGTAAAACTTTTTTTTCCTCGGCAGAAATACTTAATCTTTCGATATCTAATATCTTTTGTCTTATAGTCCTATCATTGATTAAAGAAGAAGCTATTTGACCTTGGAATTTAGCTTGCCTTTCTGCAGCTTTATTAAGACCAAAAAATACATTTAGAGATTTAGCTCCAAATTTTGCAAAATCTATCAGGAGCTTTCCAACTACAGCTAAAGCTAAAGCTAATCCGGGGCCAGAAATTATATTAGAAATACCTTTTATTAATCCTTTTGCTAGGTCTGACCCAAGACCTTCACCATCTAAAACGCCTTGTATATTACTTACAATACTATTGAAGAACCCTATAATACTCCTTAAATTATCTGTAACCCCAATTTCACCTAGAGTGTTAGCTAACTCTTTAAGATTCAACGTCGCGGTATTTATAGCTGAAGATAAAGTCTTATTAAGAGCTTCGTTCCTCATGTAAGCTTCATTAGTCGCGCTGAAAGATGTACTCGCTACCTCATTACTTCTAGAGATCTTTTGATTGTAATCTTCAAGTAAAGCTAAGAACGGAGCGATTTGAAATTTACCAACAAGATTATCAGCTAAATTCACTCTAGACGCTTGATCCAGTTTTGCAAATGCAGGAGCTAAATTTTCTATGACTTTATTCGATGATAAAACCCTACCTTCTAAATCCGTAACTTGAACCCCCAAATCTCTTAAAGATCTTAATTTTTCAATATCTTGAATTCTAACGAAAATCGTTTTTAAGGAGTTGCCGATAACAGCTCCACCCCTTGCGGTTTTTTCTTGTAAGGCAGATATAATACCAACTAATTCGTCGAATTGCACACCTGTAGAAACGGCTACCGCTCCAGAACGCTTAATACCTTCGATTAGGTCTCTATCCGATACAGCAGCGCTTGCGGCTGCAGCAGAGATTTTGTTAAGCACTTCAGCACTAGTTAATCCTGCGCTTTTAAAAGAGTTTATCGCGGCTGTTAATCCAGATACAGAATCAGCAGCGTTCATTCCAGAAATACGAGATAAAATTAGAGCATCATTTAATCTTTTGGTAACCTGTTCAGCTTTAAGACCTTGGCGAGATAACTCCAGAGCGGCTTCGGCAACATTAGCGAATGATTGTTCTGTATTTCGCGCTATATCAAATATATTATTTTTAAATGAGTTTAATTGAGATTCACTCTGTTTAAGTATAGAATTTATATTAGCTAAGCTCTTCTCGACTTCGATAGTCGTAGTCACCAACTCTTTCATCCCTCTCGTCACGGCAGCTATAGTGCCTACAGAAGCGCCAAAAGCTAACACACGAGCGTTAGCAGCTGCCATTGATTTAGTGAAATCGTCTGCCTTACCAGTGAGCCTACCTAAAGGTTGAGATAGAGATTCAATGCTCTTAGCTCCCGGCCCCATATTAATCTTGAGGCTTTTCCCAGCTTTCTGGGCAGCTTGTTGAATACTTTGTTCTAAACCTGTTTGTACGACTGGGACTTTAATTGGCATGATCTTACTCCTTTATGAGTATATACACTAATATTACACATCATGACCTGCTAATCTCATCATTTGTTTCATATCTAGTTTGCCGCCAGCTTCTTTAGCGGCGTCAGATAATGATATAGAATTACCGCTTTTAGATGTTTTTTTAATATCATCTGCTGTAGCCCCAAATACAGCCGAAGCGTCTGCATCATCTTTAACGCCTCCATTATTTGAGTCTTTATTCCTTTGGTTCTCTGAAAAAGCCATCAACTTATCTGGATCTTCTTTTATATTATCAGGAATA